TGCGTCTAACTTTGTAAATATATATTTTAGTGGGGATTACCTATATGTTTATATTTGTGATAACCGTTCTGGATTTGTTGATTATAACTTTAACACCCAATCTGCGGCAGGTGGTGGAATTATATTAAGAGATGTAAGTGCTTGGTATCATATAGTAGTTGCTGTAGATACTACTCAATCTTATGTTTATGACAGATATAAAATATATATAAATGGTGTTGATACACAAGCACGTTCTGGTGGTTCTGGGAATGACCTTCCATTAAATTACAATATGGAAATTAACGAAGCTAGTGGTCAAAACTTTATATTTCATAATCCAGACAGTGCAACATATTATGGAAGTTTTTATGTTGCTGATATGGTTTATGTTGATGGCACAATGTATGATGCAAACACTTTTGGTGAGTTTATTAACGGCATATGGGTTCCTAAAGATATTTCTGCTCAATCAATTTCATATGGTAATAATGGATTTTATTTAACATTTTCTGATAACTCTACTGCTTCAGCATTAGGTACAGATTCTAGCGGTAATGGAAATAATTTTACAACAGTAAATAATTTTGCTACTAATGACCAAGTGCCGGACAGTCCAACTAATAATTTTGCGACTTGGAATCCATTAGATAAATACAATTACAATTCGCCATCTGAAGGTAATCTTCGTGCTTTAACTGCTGGTAACAACGGTACGCAAAACTCAACATTCGCTGTGTCGTCAGGCAAATGGTATTTTGAGGTAAGGAATGGAACTGCTGGCTCTGCCACTGTCAACAGGTTTGTTGGCATTGCAAAAGAAGATACAAACATATCTTCAACTCCATACCTCAACACTGATTGTTATTTATATTATTCTAATGGTAATAAGTATAATGGAAGTGGTGTATCTTATGGTGATAGCTGGCAAGCTGATGGCGACATAATAGGTATTGCATTTGATGCGGATAATGGTGCGATTTGGTTTAGTAAAAATGGCACTTGGCAAAACAGCGCAACAGCTTCTGAAATAGCGGCTGGCACTACAACTAACGCCGCATTTACTGGACTATCTGGCACATTTGTTATGATGGTCAGTAAGACTGGCGGCACATCATCTAATGACCCGCACGATGCAAACTTTGGGCAAGAAGGAACTTTTGCTGGAACTGAAACGGCTGGCGGCAACGCAGACGATAATGGTTACGGTGATTTCAAGTACGCCCCACCATCCGGCTTCTTGGCGATGTGTTCAGCCAACCTACCAGAACCAGCCATTGGTCCTCAACTAGCTTCAGGTCAACAGTCTGACAATTACTTTGAACCTATCCTATATACAGGTAATGGTGCAACACAACACATTGGTTCAGGTGGCGCACAGCATCCTATAGATGTTACTACTGTTGCTAATAGTATTAGGTTTAATGATAGTGATAGTGCTTATTTAAGTTATACACCAGCATCTGATGGCAATCGTAAAATTTATACTATTTCACTTTGGTTTAAACGTGGTAATATAAGCACAGCATTTCCTACCTTGATAGGCGCAAATGTTTCTAGTGGACGTGATGATGCCATTAGATTTGGTGAAACTAGTGGTGGAAATGACTTATACATATTTTTTGATGAAGCTGCTACAGGTTTAAGAACTAACCGTGTGTTTACAGATACTGCCGCTTGGTATCATCTTGTTTTAGCTGTAGACACTACACAAGCAACAAATACTGATAGAGTTAAACTTTATATAAATGGTGTTCAGGAAACTAGTTTTGCATCTGCATCATACCCGGCTCAAAATTATGAAGGCGGTTTTTCTAGGGCAGGTGCTCACAATATTGGTAGACGACCACAAGGAAATTACTTTGATGGCTATATAGCAGAAACATATTTTATTGACGGTACTGCTTTAGACCCTACTTCTTTTGGTCAATACGGTTCCAACGGTTATTGGATTCCAAAAGCTGTATCAGGTTTAACATTTGGTGATAATGGTTTTTATCTTGACTATTCTGATAACTCAACTGCTACTGCATTGGGTACAGATAGTTCAGGTAATGCTAACAACTTTAGTGCAACTAACGTAGCAACAACTGACCAGATGGGTGATAGTCCTACACAGAACTTTAATACATTAGACCCTTCTCGTTCTGGTACAGATGATTTAAGTGAAGGTAATCTTTTATTTACTGAAGGTAACGGCTTGCAAAGACAAGCGGTTTCAACCTTTTTTATTCCAAATATTGAATCTAGTACTTTGTGGTATGTGGAATGTAAACCTGATAATGGTTATTCTTTTGGTATTGGTCCAGAAGCTACAGCAACAGGAGCAGGTAATACTACTAGTCATACAGGATTTATTACTTATTATAGTAATGGTAGTTTATATTTAGATACGTCATCTTATACATATGGTGCTTCCTATAATGAAACAAATTTATTATCTATGGTTATAGGTAATGGACAAATTGAATTTTTTAAAGATAATGTTTCTCAAGGTGTTGCACAAACAGGTTTATCTGGTGGTTATAGAGTTGTATCTTGGGCAGCAGGTGCTGCTGGAGAAGGTATAGCATTTAACTTTGGGCAAGATGATAGTTTTTGTGGTTATAGAACACCTTCTAGTGGCGCACAAGCTGCAGATGCTAATGGTTATGGTAGCTTCTACTACACACCACCTACTGGCGCACTAGCAATAGTAAATGACAACATTCCAGTAGAAGGTCTAACTGGTCCTAATTTTGTTTGGATTAAAGAAAGAAATAGTACAGCAAATCATTATTTATTTGATACGATTAGAGGTGCTACAAAAAATTTACATTCTAACACTACAGATGCAGAGGCAACTGATATAAATAGTTTAACATCTTTTGACTATCAAGGTTTTACTATTGGTTCAGATGCAGAAATTAATACTGCTAGCAATACTTACGTAGCATGGAACTGGAAAGCTGGCGGTAAAGCCAATACATTTAATATAGATGGTACAGGCTATGCCTCAATAGCTGCATCACCTATTAGTGATGGTACTATTCCATTAACAGGTTTGTCTACTAATACAACTTCTGGGTTTAGTATTCTTGGCTATGCTGGCACAGGTTCTAATGGAACAGTGGCTCATGGCTTATCTAGTGCGCCGGAAATGTTTATCTGCCGCAACCGCACCAACGCAAGAGACTGGCTGGTTTACCATAAAGACATTGGCTACACAAAAGACATCTTCCTGAACCTGACAAATGCAGAAAGAAGCAATGACGTTTATCAGCAACAGGCACCTGATAATAGTTTGATTTATCTTGAGACACAAGACAGGATAAATGAAAGTGGGTCAAATCATATTATGTGGTGTTTCCACAGTGTTGATGGCTACAGCAGGGTCGGCAAATATGTCGGCAACGCCAACGCAGATGGCACGTTTGTTTACACAGGGTTCAGGCCAGCTTGGGTTATGATTAAAAGGTCGGACAGCACATCTCACTGGGCTTTAATTGATTCAGCCAGAAGTCCCTATAATGTTTCAAATGCTTGGCTTGCGGCAAATTTAAATAATAGTGAATCAAGTTTAAGTAATAATCCGTATGATTTATTAAGTAACGGGTTTAAGGCAAGAGATACACTTTATAATGTATCCGGCGGTACATACATCTACCTCGCCTTTGCCGAAGCCCCATTTAAATACGCCAATGCACGATAATAGGAGAATATAAATATGCCTTGGAAATATAAAGCAAGAATTATTAAAGAAGGAAGAGCATGGCAGGATGATTATGGTATTCAACATCCTTCTTCATGGGTGCGTTGGTCTGCTGAAACTAAAGCATCTAAAGGTTTAGTATGGGAAGAACCACCACAACCACATGATGGACGTTTTTACTTTGGTAGAGACTTGGATGGTAATCTTATTCCACGTGACTTGGTAGAACTAAAAACTAATTATATTGCACAGACCAAACAAACTGCAGGTAGTCTTCTTAGTTCTACTGATTGGTATGTCACACGTGAAGTAGAAGAAGGTACGAATTGTCCTACTAATATTAAAAACTATCGTAGAGCAGTACGTGCTAAATCAAATGAAATAGAAAGACTGATAGATATTACTATTAGTATTGACGAACTAAAAGCTTTGATGGAAGTGGCAGAAGGTGAAGAAAAAGCACCTATTAATAACTGGCCTGAACTAGAGGATTTCTAATGGAAATGAATAACCTTATTGATATTCTTTTAATGGTAATTGCCAGTGCTTTTGGTTGGTGGGCTAATAATACTACCAAAGAAGTAAAGCGTCTTGAGATTCTTCTTAACAGAACAAGAGAAGACTATGCAACACGGCATGAACTAAAAGAAGATATGGATAGGGTTATGGAAGCTTTGCACCGTGTAGAAGATAAATTAGACCGTATATTGTCTGACAGACGTAATTAGTATATAATAGTAGCAACAGTTTAAGAATAGGAACTAAGATATGCCTTCAAGTTATACCACCAGAATACGAATAGAAAAACAGGCAGACGGTGAAAATCCCAACTCATGGGGTGACATCCTAAACCAGAACGTCATTGACTTGCTTGATGACGCTGTTGGTGCTTATGTAACTATTGGCACATCAGGCACACAGATTGTAAATGATAATACACTGACAACTAACAATGGTTCTGCAGATGAAGCACGTGCAGCAACTCTTGAATTACAAGGCTACGTAGTTAGTGCATCAGCCGCTAACATTGTCCTTCCTGCAGTTTCAAAAACATATGTAGTTCATAATAAGATTACACAGTCCTCTGCTACTGGTACTGTTCGTATTATGAATACTGGTGCAACTGCAACAGGCTTTGTGGTTCCTACCACAACAACAGGAACTAGCACATTCCTTATTACAACTGATGGTACTAATGTACGTGGTATTGACACAGCAGGTCTTGGTATTCCCGGTGGTTCAGCAGGTGCGGCAACACGTAGTGTAATTACAAGCATTGGTGAAATTGAAACTACAACGGTTGACCCTGTAACATCTGTTACTGCAACTGGTGTAAGTACATTTATTTCTAATACTTCAGTAGTAAACCCTGCACTGATGGCTTTGTCTACCACAGACATTCGTTATGTAAATACAAGTGCTGGCTATACCAATACTATAGCTTCTGAAAATATTATTACTGGTCAAACATATTCACCTCTTGTTACTGTTGCTGTTTCTGATACTAGTATTTTTGCTGTTGATATGACTGCAGGTAATAACTTTATTGTGTATCTTAGCGCAGATAGTACGTTACGTCAACCAGATAATATTAAAGTAGGACAACAAGGTATTATTTATGTTATACAAGAACAGACATCAGGTGGTAAAACACTATCATATGCAAATGACTTTAAGTTTGTAAGTGGTACAGTTCCAACAATTACAACATCTATTTCTGCAGTTGATATGCTAGTATACAGTGTTCGTAGTGTAGCTACGACAGTAACAGCAGCCGTAACGGTAACAACTGCATTTATTGACGCAGCAGCAATCCAAAACTTTACAAGGTAAGACATGGCTTCTACTTCAGGAAAGCTTGCCAAACTTGAGTTCGTACCGGGGTTTCACAGAGAATCTACACAGTATGCAGAAGAAGGCAAATGGTATGATGGCAACAGGGTTCGCTTTCGTGATGGAAAGCCTGAAAACCTTCGTGGCTATGAAAAGGCTGTAAACGATACTCCGTTTACTGGTATTGCTCGTGACCTTATTACTTGGTCAGATAATGATACTAAGAAGCTTATGTCTTTTGGTACAGAAAAGTTTCTTTATGTAGTAGATTCAAATCAACTATATGATAGTACTCCTTTTGTGTCTGCAGCTACACTTACTAGTGTAATGAATACACAACTTAACTCACCACTTGTTAGTATTAGTATAACAAACCATGGGGTGTCTGTCAACGATAGAATATTTATTACTTCTGCTACTAGTATTGGTGGTAGTGGTATATTGCTATCTGGTGAATATTCTGTAGTTGCAGTAGGTGGTCTTAATAACTTTACTATCTCTGCTACAACTTCTGCAGTAGCGGCAGTAACTGATGGTGGTACTGCAGACATAGAGTTTATTCTTCCTGTAGAAAATACTGTACCTGTTCAGGGTACTGGTTATGGTGCAGGTACATATAATGCAGGTGTAAGTACAACTGGTGGACGTGCATGGAACCGTCCAGCCGCTACAGGTGCTATTACATTTAAGAACTCACAGTGGTCATTAGATAACTGGGGTGAAGACATGGTGGCCTGTCGCCGTGGTGGTAAGATATTCTACTTGGATGTAGATGCATCTATTACACCAGAACGTGCAGTTGTTGTTTCTGCAGCACCTTCAGTAAACAATTATATTCGTGTGTCACCCAATGATAGACACCTTATTGCTTTTGGTTCTAATGAGTTTGGTACTGGCGATTATAATCCAATGTTGGTTCGTTGGTCAGACCAAGAAAACTTTAACAACTGGACACCTTCTATTTCTTCTACATCAGGTGAAGTAATCCTTACAGGTGGTACAGAAATACGTGGTGCTATTCGTTCACGTAATGCTATTAACATTTGGACTGACAATGCTATGTATACACAGCAGTTTGTTGGTCCACCTTTTATATTTAACTTCCAGCAAGTGGGTACTAATTGTGGCCTAATTGCGCCACACGCTGCAGTTGATGTGGATGGCATTGCATACTGGATGGGTGAAAATAACTTCTATGCTTTTGATGGACGTGTAAGAAACTTAGATTGTACTGTACGTAGGTATCTATATGAAAGCTTTAATGAAGTAAATAAAGATAAAGTATTTGCAGGAACTAACTCTGAGTTTAATGAAATTATTTGGTTATATTGTTCAGAGTTTGCAACAGAACCTGATAGCTATATTATTTATAACTATAAAGAAAACCATTGGGCATTTGGTACTAGCTTCTATTCAACATATGCAGATCACAGTGTATATGAAAATACAATAGCCACTGGTCGTGTGTCTGCTACTGCTGATAGATATGTATGGAATAATGAACCTAAAGACGAATACAAAGGCGATGGTAAGATACTACCATCATACTTAGAATCTGCAGAGTTTGAGATTGATGATGGTAATGAAATTTTATTTGTAGATAGAATTATTCCAGATTATACTATTACAAACAATGGTTCAATAGAATTAACATTACAGTTCCAAGAATATCCTAATAGTGCAATTATAACAAAAGGACCATACACTGTACAACAATCTACTAAGAAGATTGATTTACGTGGTAGAGGAAGACAGGCTAAGATTATTGTGTCTGCAAGTTCAGATAGTTCTTGGCGTTGGGGTGCAGTTCGTGCTAATATTCAGCCGGATGGTAAAAGATAATGGCTAACTATCCTAGACTTCCTGTTTATAGAATGACTAGTGGTATGTCTTCAGAAGAACTGTATAGGGAAATAAGACAGTTTGCAGATTTATTAGGTTATGAATTAGACACAAGAGATAATCAGATAGATAATAAACCTGCAAGTAAAGTATTAACAGTTGTAACTGTGGCATCAATAGGTAGACCTGCTAACGGTGATATTGTATTTGCTGCAAGTGCAGGTAAGTTTAGAGGCTATGTTAGTGGAACTGGATGGGTGGATTTTAACTAATGAACAGACAACAATACTTTGATTTAATAAATAATAGCACCTATGTTACCAATATTAATAGTGGTGTCGTACAAACCAATGACTATTTTGGAACAAAAACAGTCCAAGGTATGGCATTAAACCTTAATTCATTGTATAATAAGAGTAGTAATTTTCAGGCAGATATGACTAAAGCACAGTCAAATTATATGTCTCCAAATAAGGTATCAGCATAATGGCTTATTACATTAATAGACAAGCACCTATGTCAGGTATTTCTAGTCTTCTTGCATTGAAAGGTAGGCAAGGAGATTCTGAACTTGTACATATGTCAAAACCAGAAATGAATTTACTTCAGCGTATGGGTAAACTTACAATCAATCCTAAGACTGGTTTACCAGAAGCGTTTAATCTTCAGGATTCTTTTGAAGGTATAGCAGGTTTATTAAATCAAGATATATCTGGTAAGCAAGCCATGCAGGAACTTATAAACTTTGGTCGTAATAAACTTGCTGATTATAATGCTGATGACATGGAAGAAGAAGAAATGGCTATGGAACAGCAGCTAATGCAACAGCCTATGCAGATGGCTCCACAACAGCCACAACAAATGGAACAGCCTCAGATGCCTATGATGAACCAAGGTGGCCTCCTTGCGCTTCTATCAGCCGGGAAACAACCTTCTAGTGCAGGTAAATACTTTGAAGGAATGGTTGACGGTAAAGGTGACGGAATGTCAGATGAAATAGAATTTAAAGTTGATGGTGATCCACAAATTAAAAAGGCTCGTTTAAGCCGTGATGAATATGTAATTGCTGCAGATGTTGTGTCCGAACTTGGTAATGGTTCGTCTGATGCAGGTGCAGAAAAACTAGATAAGTTTATGCAAGATGTTAGACATAAAGCAAATGGAACAGGAAAACAAATGAACCAGATTAATGGGGACAAAATAATTAAGGAGTTAACATAATGGCAGACCCACAATACGATGTGCCAGAGGATTATAAATCTGGTCTAAAAGATGTTCTTAAAGAAGCAAAAGAAATTTATGAACAGAAAAAGGGATTGGGTTACCAAACCTATGCAGGTCCACAGATTGCAGGATTTAGCCCTGACGAACTGGCAGCTATGCAAGGTATTGCAGGTTTGGTTGGTGCAGGTCAACAATACTTTGCTCCGTCTGCTGCTTTAACTTTAGGACAGACACAACAGTTTACACCACAAATGGCTGCTCAGTATATGTCACCATACCAGCAAGCCGTTGTGGATGTAGAAAAGCGTGAGGCTGTACGTCAAGCGCAGGTTCCTATGCAACAGGTAAGGGCACAAGCAGCAGGTGCTGGCGGTTATGGTGGGTCACGTCAGGCTATCCTTGAAGCAGAAAATATTCGTAACTTACAACAGCGTCTTGGTGATATTCAAACTAAAGGTTCTCAGGCTGCTTATGAAACTGGCCTTCGTGCATTTGAGGCACAGAAAGAACGTGAACGTGCTGCAGCTTCTGGCCTTGCTGCCTTGGGTCAGGCTGCACCTAAACAGGCTCTTACAGAACTTACTGCTTTGTCTGGTATTGGTGAAGCACAACGTAGTATGACACAGGCAGGTTTGGACATTGCTCGTCAGGAGTTTGAACAACAGCAACAATATCCATATACTACACTTGGTCAATACCAGTCTACACTTTATGGTTATCCTTATCAATCTACAGCAAGATATCAACCAGTGGCTCAACCATCTTCATCACAGAACCTTGCAGGTATTCTTGGTTCAGTAGCTAAAATTGCAGGTCCTTCTGGATTTGGTTTCTTTAATACTGGTGGTTCTATTGCTTATAGATCAGAAGGTGGATTATCTGGTCAGATTAAAAACCTACAAGGTGCAGGAATGATTGGGGATACTGGTGTCAGTGAAGCATCTCCACTAGGTCAAGATTTAAGTAAAGCAACTTTTATTTCTGCTTTAGGTAGTTTATTACAAGGACAGAAAAATATTACAACAGAAAAAGAAGAATTATTTAAACGTCAACAGGAAGCTGCTGCTAAGAAAATGGAAGAATTAGAAAAGCAGCGTAGTCCTATTAATTATATTTCAGATCTTTTACTTGGTTATGCACAGGCCACACCGGGAGCAGGGGTAGGCGCACAGCTTGCAGAGGCAAGTGAGTTTGCAGGTGAACGTAGACCAGACCTTGTGTCGGCTGAATATGAAATTGAACAGCAGTTGGCAGAAGGTCGTATTAGTATAGAAGAAGCTAAGTTAAAAGAAGCAGAGTTGTATTATGATTCTATTGCAGATCTAATGAAAACTAAGAATATAGATTTAACTGAAGCAAAAAAGATTCAAGATATGATAGATTCTCAACTTGGTTTTAGATATGATGAAGTTAATAATAGATATGTAAATAGTGAAGGCAAACCTTTATCAGCAGATGAAGCACTTAGTAGAGCTAGATTCCTTGAAGAACAACTTCAAAACTACACAGATCCTTTAGATCTTCAAAAAAATATTAGAGAACGTATTCAGTCTAGAACTGGTGATGATAATAAAGATAGTAATGACGGAATACCTGAAGGTAGTACAATAAAATTAAGTAAAAGTGGTGGAATACTTTCCATGATTTCAGAGGAATATGAAGATTAATGGCTGAAAGTTTCTTTTCTCTAAGTCCTGAAGATAAGAAAAAACTTCAGGAATATAAAAACAGAGAAACAGTTTTTGATCCGGGTAAGATCATTAGCAAAGCTGCTGCTGGTCTAGGAGAAGCTGCGCTTGATTTAACAGAACTTAATATTGATTTGCTTACTGCTGGTCAAGGTGGCAAGAAGTTTCGTAATGCTATTTCAGAAGCAACAAAGTATGTAGATGATAAACTTCAAGAAACATCTGCAGGTCGTGTAATTTCTGAAGCTGCTAAAGAAACGGTATCTCCTAGTAAATTAAGTACAGCCGAAGACGTTGCTACAGATATTCTTGAGTTTGGTATAGCGGCTCGTGGATTAGGTGCGGCAACAAAAGGTATTGTACAACCCACCACAAAATTAGGTAAGTTTGGTAAGCTTGCTACTGATGGTGTTCTTGCTGATGTGCTTGTCCGTGATCGTGATGAACAAATTACAAATGATTTTATTCAACTTGTTCCAGAATCAGAAGAGTATATTGGTGCGCTTGCTATTGATCCTGATGACGAACTTGCAGAAAAGAAACTGAAACAATTAATTGAAAGTGCTATTGCTGGTGGTATTATAACTGCTGCGGCAGCACCTGCAATTCTTGCACTAAAGTTTGGTGGTCGTAAATTATTTTCTAAAGTAAAAGCACTGAAGAAAGATAAGGTTGACACACCTATTGAAAACACATCAAAGGTAGAGGCAAAGAAAACAAAGATAATTCCTACACCAAGTGGTGGATACGTACAGCGTACTGGCCTTATTGAAAAAATGGGTAAGGTAAATACAAAACTTGGTCGTTTGTTTACCAGTAAAGCTGGACTGCCGGATGAACTATTTAATTCTTATCTTCGCAAACAAAGATTTGCAGAAGGTGCAGACATAGAAGTACAAAAATATGTTAGAGAATTAAAAGAAGTAATAGAAAAAAACAAAGACAAACTAAGCCCAGAAGATTTTAATAACCTAACAGAAATGTCTGTACGTCAAATACAACAGGCTGTTCGTTCTGGTACTGTGCCTAAAGAAGTTGCTGATAAGTTTCTTCAGTTACGTAAGTCTGTAGATGCTAATGAAACAAAACTTCTTGATCTTCTTGATATAGACAAAGACAGTGCTCTTGGTATTAAAATGGACAAAGACTATGTGCCTTATATTACACGTAGCTATGAAACATTTACTAATCCTAAGTGGTCAACAGAAATTAAAAAAGCTTTGAAGGATGAACTAGATCCTGATCTATCTGATCACAATGCTGAGATTGTTAAGATTGTAGACAATGCTAAACGATATATTCGTAAGAACAATAAAGGACTAAATGACGAAGAAGTAAATGCTGTCATAACTAATATCGTAGAGCAAGGTAAAAAAGGTGGTCAGCTAAAAGCATTCATAGACATGATGAATGGTACAGTTGCTGGTCAAAAAATTAAAGTTCTTAAAACAAGAAAAGATCTTGATAAACCTATTCTTGATTTGCTTGGTGAAGTAAAAGATCCTACACGTAAATTTGAAACAACACTTCGCAATCAGAATAAACTTATTGCCGAAGCAGAATATCTTAAAGATGTTAAGAAATATGCAGAACAAAACCTTGGTAAAGAAGTTACTATCAAGGGATTGTTTCCTTTTCTTCCACAAGAAAAAACTACATTCTTAAAAAAAGGTGTTTATTCAGCTAATCGTGACATAAGAAAAAGCATGGCAGATCTTAGTTCTGACGTACAATCTTTTGGTGGTCAGACAGGAAAGATTGGTTTAAATAATTATGTAACTACTGAAAGTATGCATGAGATATTTAAAAATGGTTTAGATCTTTTTGATAATCCTTATGGTGATAAATTTATTGGTAAGCTTTTTCAAAAGGGTTTAGGTTATGGTCAGGCCATGGAAACAGTATGGGATCAGACTGCCCATGCTCTTAACATATATGGGGCTGTACAACAACTTATGATGAACGGTCATGTGTTTGATAGACAGTTATTAAAAAATTCACAGAAAAGTGTAGCTACTGTAATTCGTAGGGCTACAAAAAATAATGATCCAGAAGCTATAAAGTTTTTACGTAAAGCAAAAAATCGTGGTGTTATTGATTCAAATCTTATAAATGAAAGTGTTCTTAATAACGTAGATAGATGGGGAGATAAAATAAAAACAGATGATTTTACACCTCTTCAATTTATAGAAGAAGCATGGGACAAAGGTATTAAAGGTGCTTCTAAATTTTATGGTGGTGCTGATGATATATCTAAACTCATGGCACTTGATTCAGAAATTAGACAACTTACAAAAGCATTTCCAAATAAAACTAAAGACGAAATATTTGATATAGCTGCAGAACGTGTTCGTAATACAATGCTGTCTTACTCAACTGCTATTCCACTTGTTCGTCTTATAGGTAAGTTACCTCTTAGTACCTATGCTACTTTTCCTGCAGAAGTACTTCGTTCTAATTATCACATTATTCGTTATGGTGCTAAAGATATGGCAGAAGGACTTGCAACAGGTAACACAGCACAGATGCTTATGGGTTTAAAACGTTTATCTGCTGCTACAGGAACTGCCGCTGGTCTTGAAACATTAATTAATTTTAACAATGAAAGACATAAAATATCACAAGTAGAAGAACGTGGTATTAATTTAATGTCACCTGATTTTGCTAAGAATTCTAAAAAAGTATTTACAAAAGGATTTGAATATGATCCACTTACTGGTCATATTATGACACGATATATAGACAGCGGATTTATTGATTCGGCCCAATCTTTAAAGGGTCCACTACGTGCTATTACAGGTAAGTTACTTGCAGGTGGAGAAGTAACCCAACGTGAAATAGATGATGTGATATTAGATGTAGCTAAAGAAAGTTTTAGTCCGTATATATCAGAAAAATTCTTGACCGCCGCTTTTCTTAATGCTGCACGTGGAGTTGATGCAGAAGGAAGAACAGTAGAAGGTGATAATTTTATTGAAAGACTTCCTTTAGAATTAGGAAAAGCTTTGATGCCCGGATTCATAAAAAATCCTAAGAAAGCCTATGATGCCTTTGTATCAGAAAACTTTTTAGAAAAAGAACTAGGTACTAAACAAGCTCTTGGTCGTACAAAAACAGGATTTCCTATAAGTAAATGGGAACAGTTTTGGTTTAATGTTACTGGTATTCGTAATAATACTGTAGATATTACTAAGGCTGTAGGTTATTCTATGTACGAAGATTCAAAGAAAGTTAATGAGACACAGGCTAAATTTAAAAAGTACTTAAATGAAATACCTGTGAAACAGATGACTGAAAGTGATGTTCAGGATCTATATAATGAATATAGAAAGCTTCAGGACGAAAAGTATGAAGCTATGGCACGGCTTACAGACAAGGCTATGGTATTTATGGAAATGCAGTATCAAGTTCGTAATCCAAAAGATGGAACAGTAAAAATTGAAAAATTTGGTATTGATGGTTTGCATGATGCGGTAACTTCTGATAAGATGTATAAGCCAGCACAAAATTATATTAATGCTTTGACAAGTAATCCACGTAAGGGAACAATAGGTTACTTTACACCTGATCGCATTAATGATAAACAGCTTATTAAATTACTAAGAGATAAGCGGATACCAGACAATGTTATCTATGGTCTTGAACAAATAGCAAGACAATATGAAGGACTGCCTCTTAGAAAAATTCGTAACGTAAGGGAAGAAGAATAATGGCTAAGAAAAAATCAGACACAAAAGGACTAGCAGGTATTGTAAAGAACGTACCTCGTGAACTAGACATTAAAGGTCAGAAGCATATGCTTGCTTGGATTACACCTAAAGAAGGTGAAACTCTAAAAGCATTAGGTGGTGCTGGCATCCTTGGCCCTATGGGTATTCCTGCTTATCCTGATGCTGAACATGGTGGTAAAGGTGGTGGTAATAAAGGTGGCTTTTCCGGCCCTGAAGACCGTGGTGAATTAGGTGGTGGTACAGATAAAGGAAGTAGTGTATCTGGCGGTGGCGGCAGTAAAGGTGGTGATGGCGGTGGATTTAGCTATGACGCTGACACTGGTATTGATGCTGAAACAGATGACCCAGATACTGCAGGTGCAGGTAGTAAAGAATCTCCCGGATATGACCCAGCTACAGGATTAGGAACTAGAACAGGTAAATATGGTCAAGACCCTGCTAATAAAGCTGCAATTGATGCTTATGCTGCAGCCATGCGTTCTAAAGGATATTCTGGATATAATGATACAAGTTATGCATTAGGTTTGGAAGGGCAAAACCGTAAAGTTTCTGGTATTACACGTGAACAGTATGCCAATATGCCCGGTTGGATGAAAACTATATATGATAAACTTGGTACGCCTACAGCAAGAGAAGTTTATAACTATGAAATAGACCCAGAAACAGGAAAGGTTAGAGGCTTTATCCATGATAGTCTAATACCTGATAGTCCTTTAATATCTATTCTTCAAAAAATGTTTGGCAAACCTACAGAAGAATTAACAGAAGCTGATTTAAGGTCACAGTTTGGATTGGTGCGTACTGGTTATGACAATATTTCTCCTTTTGATGATGGTAAAGGGCGTGATGAAGAAAAGAAATTTGGCATTACTCCAACAGTATCTGCAACTGACCCTATAACAGGTGTATCCGTGTCTCCTGCTGATTATTATAGTAAAGGTGTAGGTTCTGCAACTATTGATTTGTATGACCCAACAAAAATTGATGCATATCTTGCACAGTTATATGGTGTAACACCTAGCCCAATCGGTGCTAAGTATGATGCAGCAACTAGTTCATATACTATGCCGGGTAGTTCTAGAAAACGCCGTACACGTTTACGTGGTTTAGATATTTTTAAACCAGTGAGTTCATAATATGTCAGCAGCAGCGGTGTTGGAATGGAAGATATTACCAAGATTTATGATGTTCGTAATGACGCTTATGAGTTGGCGTGTAGTAGAATGGTTTATGACCTTACCAGATCCTACTGCAGCACAGGCTGGTTTAGTATCTGTGGTAACTGGCGCAATGACAGGAGCCTTTGCCGTGTGGATGAACCACGAAGGAAAACATCCACATCAGTCTAACCATTATATTTCAGAGACAAGAAAATGAATGTAATTATTTGGTCATTAGTATTAACTGTTTGTGCATCTAACGGTCAGTGTTTTAATCAAACAGTACAATGGTTTGATAAAGAAAATGAATGCTTACGTTACAAAGAAATATACGAAGAGATTCCACAAGATGGTCATTGGGCATCAGTAAATTATAAGTGTGGAATTGTAGGGGCTATGGATATATGAAGTACAACCGTTCACACTTTTTAGATAAGCTAATAGAGCATGAAGGTATGGTACTTACTGTGTATCAAGATACTCTTGGTATTGATACAATTGGTATTGGTCGTAACCTAAAAGATCGTGGAATAAGCAAAGAAGAATTAGACTATATGGATATACCAAACATGGATGTTATATATGAACACGGTATATCAGAAGCTGATGCACGTTATCTGGCAATGAATGATATTGGAATTGTAGAAAATGAACTGTGCCGTGTACATCCTTGTGTAGAAGAGTTAGATAGTGTACGTCAACTAATACTAATGGACATGGCATTTAACATGGGTGTTCCTCGTCTTTGTAAATTTAAGAAGATGTGGAATGCAGTACATGAAGAAAATTTTGAAGCTGCAGGTTTAGAAATGATGGATTCAAGATGGGCAAGACAAGTAGGCGGCAGGGCTAAGAAACTTTCTGACGCTATGAAAACAGGGGAATTTTAATGTCAAACGATAAAGGATATACTTTAAAAACTATAAAAGGTAAAGTGTATAAGATCTATGCTAACGGTACTAGGGAATATCTAGGACCTGCTGCACCTAAACAAACAAAGAAAGGTGAAAGCATAGCTTCACAGATTGGTTTTAAAAAAGGTGGACGTATTAAATGTAGCCATAATAGGCTGTACTAAAAAGGAAAAATAAAATGACAAATTTATTTGGATTAGATGCTAAAAGATATCGTAGGACTAAAGAAGGTCAAGCAGAAAAAAAAGCACGTGAACTTCACAACGAAAGAATGGGTCCAAAAAATAGAGCAACTAAGCATAAACTTCGTAGAGATGCTAATAAGGCAGATGCTGCTAAAGGAACAGCTATGTTAAAAAAAGGTGGACGCATCAAGTGCAGTCATAATAGGTTGTACTAATGTGGCCTTATAATGACGAAGAAGAAAGGTGGTTAAATGGGTACGCCTAGTTCAATGACACGTACTGGTAAGCATGAACCTTGGGAACTACAAGTTTCTAGGGAACAGATACCTTTTCACCAATCAATATATAAGTTTGGATATAATGGTGATGTAAATGGAACAGAAGAAACTATTTGGTCACAAGGTGGTATCTATTCTTATCCTGTTAGTGCTGCTCAATTGTATGTAAGTTCTAGTAGCACAGCAGATACTAATGGTGGAACAGGTGCTAACTCTATAAAGATTATAGGTCTTGATGCTAATTATAATGAGGTAGAAGAAGACATTACTCTTACAGGACAGACGCAAAAGATTACTCAAACATCTTGGTTACGTGTGTACCGTATGTATACTACTCTAGCTGGTTCAGGTGGGGCAGCAGCAGGAACTATTTATCTTGCCAATGCAGGAGCAACTGCAGGTGTGCCTACTGGTACTGTCTATGCTTCTATTCTTTTAGGGGCAGGACAAACAGAAATGGCTGTATATACAGTACCTGCAGGATATACTCTTTACTTAGATGATATTAACTT